AATGTAGTTGCGGGGTAAGAAGTAGTAGCATCAACAAGGACAACAGAAGAATCACCAACTTCTCGCCTATCAGTATCAATAGCAGCACTAAATACAATAAAGTTATTAGAGGTTGCTTCAACACCCGTGCCCGTATCACTATTTTGGAACTGTTCACATGTAATTTTTACATATCCATCCTCTACTTCGATATTTTCAATCTTGGGATATCCTTGTCCGCCTCCAGCAGTTAGAGTTAATGCACATTCAGTTCTCGGGTTATCATTCTTACAAATACCAATTCTCTCACCTTTTACAAAAGGGCAGTTTTCAACACCTATCATATTGTTTTGAAGTCCTAAAAATATCTCCGTGCGGTTTGTAGCATTATTAATACTGAGTGCAAGTCCATCTTTATCTACACCATGAAATACGGGGTTTTGTTTCATACGGCGGTGGCGATTAACACTATCTAACTGCTTAAGATATCTTGCCGGGTCTTCAAGGTCAATCTCAATAAATAGACCATCCGTCATAAGAACTGGGAAGATCTTATTGCCTCCATCAGCAAACATACCCGTATGGATTGGTAGCGATAGTTTAGCAGTTAAGAAATCATCAGCTGTCCCCCAGTCCCGTCCAACTGGAACAGTCCCAACCGGCTTGTAGTAAGGGTTGGTTGAAAGGTCAATATTGTTAGATACTGATGTACCAAGTGTGCCTCGGTTCTCAACAGTTGGAATAAGCGAACCTTCTTTTAATGCTCTTAGTTTTCTCATACTGTCATCTTGATTGTATGAATACTGCATTTGAACCTTCGCATTATAATCACTAATCTCTTCAAGAAGAACAGCACGATTACCCGAATAAATACGAATATTTTTAACTACTGACTGACCGCCAATAAAAGGATCAAGATGAAGACGAGTCGGAACACCGCCACTTGGGGCTGCTACTTTAACGTCAAACTGTAAATAACTATTTTTACCATCTAGAAACTTTACAGTTGATGGGATTTCAAAATCTACTCTACGACCACTCTGCCCCGCCGTCCCAGCATAGGACAATCCATTAGTGGATGGAACAGAAACTTGGGTTTGCGAAACTTTTATCTTATCATCATTTCTCCAGTAAGAACTCATTTTATAATATAGTATATAAAATAAATCTTTATAAATAAATTAAAAAAAAAAATAAAAGTGATAATTAATTACTTCTTGCCGTTGCTGTTGTTACTTGTTGAGCTCCTCCTAAACTTCTCGCTTGTGATTGAATATCAGTAGTAAGTACTTCTTTTTTCTTATCAGCCGCTTCCATATCACCTCCAAGTTCTAAAGCAGAACCAACAACACCTAAACCAGCTCCAAGTATTTCAGCACCAATACTCCATGGTGTAATACCACCAGTTAACACTCCACCAACTTCTAATGTGCTACCAGCAATATTCAACATATTACCAATTTGCGACATTTTATTCGAACCAAAAATCTCCATACCTTTTTTACCACTAGCAAGATTACTGATATCTTCACCAATATCTAAAGCACCACCAGCACCAGCAATTGCCGCTTTACCAGCAGTAAGAGCAGCACCTTTTAATGCCGCTCTACCACCCGCCTCCAAAGCAGCACGACCTTCTTTACTACCAGCAACCACCGCTTTTTCACCCGTGGATGCAACTGTTCTTGTTGTTTTTGCTGCTGATCCACCAGCACGACCCGTAGCAATACCCGCTCTATCTAATAAAGCGGGGCCGGCAACTAATAAACCACTACCACCACTCTCACCAAGTCGGGCAGCCCTTACTGCTTTTAATGCTTCTTGACTTGAAGAGCCGACCCTTTCTGCTGTTCCACCAGCACCAATAAGTTCATCACCTTCACTTAATCCTTGTGCTGCTGATTTACCAAATCCAGCTTTACGACCTAATGCTAATGCTCCCTTTTTTGCCGTTTTACTTGTTGCTGCTTTACTAACTATTTTACCACCAGCAGTACCAATACCTAATATATCCTTTTGATTTTTAGAAGCAGCATCACTATCTAATTCAGCAGTACCCTCATCTAACTGTGCTGCTAAACTATTATTGAAATCTTGAGTTGCTTGGTTTATTGCTCTTGTTTCACTCGTTTGACTATTAACTTGACTTACTGAACCTCCACCAGAATACAAATCCATTTTATATTATAATATATTATTTAATTTATTATTTAATTAAAATAATTTTTTATCACCCTCAGCTATTTTAGTTTCAAAACGAATATATGCTGTTGCGGGATTAGTTTGCATATCTAAATATAAAAATGAAAATGGTTGATCTTCAATTGCTTTCTTGTATAAATCCATAAATATATTAGGGAACATATCACCATATTCTTCAGCAAGTTTTTCTAATTCTTTTGTGTTTTGTTGTTTCATGATAATTACATCAGTTGCATTATTTCTAATTAATCCACTAACAGCCCTAAATGATTGTGTTGTAAATGCTAAAAGACCAATACCATAATGCCTAAATCTTGTTGCTAGAAAACTAACAGCATTTGACTTCTTAAAATCTTTTGTTAANATATCATCTAAAACTAATGCGATACTTGGTCTTTCAAAATCTTCATATTTCTTTTGACTTTCAATTATATCAGTTACCATTTCATCAGTATAGTGGTCTTCACATTCAAAATATTTATTCATTAATTTACCTTTAGGATCAGCATTTAATGTGTTCGATATAATCTTAACTATATCGAACTTATCTTTGTACATGTCGGGATTACATAATAGGTTTACTAGTAGATTACTTTTGCCTTGTTTTACTGAACCAACTATTAATAGTAGTGATGGCGGTTGAGGTAGATGTGGGTGTATATCACTAAACTTATCATCGGGGTCGGGGTCTTTTACTTTGAATACCTTGGGCGGTGGTTTCTCCATTTATATATATTTATAATATATATATATAAAAATCTTAAAAAAATAACTCAAATAAACCTTACCATATCCACCCTTTAGAAATTGGTATTTGTTCTTTTTCTTTTAATTTTAACAACTCTTTAATTTGCATTAAATCGCTTTTGATACACACTACATCAACTTTTATTGTATTAAGAGTTTTGTTTATAGAATGAATATCGTTCTTGACTTCTTCTATCGGTTTTGCTACAAAAGGATTGTCGGTCATGTATATAATTTAATCAATATTTTAATCGTGAAATAAAAATAAAAATAATAATAAATATGGAGAGATTACAAACACCAAGACCTTTACCCGAAAATATAGATGATTGGAGTGATGAGATAGAGGAACTATTAAGTGAATGGGGTGAAGTTTCTATGTGTTATGCTTGGATACATAATTATAGTACACGAAAATATAAAAGAAAATATCAACATTTACAAATACCTATTATTGTATTATCAACATTAACCGGTGTTGGTAATTTTGCTGTTGATAGTTATATCCCTAAAGATTATCAACACGGGTTTACTGCTGTTGTTGGTGGTTTTAATATCTTCTGTGGAATACTTGGAACACTTGGCTCATTCTTAAAATATGCTGAAACATTTGAAGGTCATAGAATTAGTGCATTAGCATGGTCTAAATTAGGTAGAGCTATTGAGATTGAGTTATCATTACATGATAAGAAAAGAAAACCTTGTAGAGATTTCTTAAAAGTTTGTAGAAGTGAATATGATAATTTATTAGAAAGTTCGCCTACTATTGATCTTGATATCATTAATATGTTTAATAAGAAGTTTGAGGATAAATACCCCGATGTAAGAAAACCAATAGTATGCAACGGTTTGAAAAGTATAACACCTTATAGAAATCATGAAGAAGTAATAATTGATAAGGTTGAAGAAGAAGAAGAAGAAGAAACTATAACTATTAATGTTAATAATGATGAACCTTAAAAATGGTATTAATCTAATGTGGTTAGGGTAAAATAATGAAAAGTCATAAAAATGGTTAAGGTGGGGCTGAGGTTTAATTCAACTATGAATGGGTGTTTTGAGTTGATTTATTTTACACTTCTACCCTAACCACTTTTTTAAGATAATTGATATTTACCCTAACCACTTTTGATTAATACTACTTTTCAATAATTTATAGAGAAGAATAATAAGTAATAGATATTTAATAAAAATTAATAATTTTTAATATTTAATAGAAAATTAAAATATATATTATAACTAAAAGAGATGAGTTTTATACCCGAAGTTAAAATGGATTTTATCCCTAGTGATGATGAGGATTTACAAGATAATATTACTGCTGAAATTAATGATTTTGATGAAGAGAAAGATATGACACAAGAAGAGATAGAAGAACAAAAGGTAGAGGAAGTTGTAGAGGAAGCTATACCTACTGCAAAATCTAAAAGGGATGGTATGGATGTTAATGAAATATTTAATATGCCTAATGATACATATATTTCAAAAAAAGATGTTAAGTTAACAAAGAAAGGGAAACCAAGAAAAGCAAGACCACCTATGACGGAAGCTCATAAAGAGAAACTAAAAGCAGCAAGGGTAAAAGCCATGGCTGTAAGAAAAGCAAAAGCACAAGAAAAGAAAGATGCTAAATCATTAGAAAAAGAAGAGAAAGAATTACTAAAGAAACAAAAGGTTAAAAGAGTTAAACAATTAAAAGAAGAAGTAGAGGAAGATGTAACATCTAAACAACCTATTCAAGAACAAATATTTTCTAAAAAAGATTTAGAAGAAGCACAACTTAATGCAATTATGAATTATGAGAAGCTCCGTAAATCAAGAAAAGAACAAAAGAAAATAGATCAAGAAAAGAATAAAGAACAAGAAGCAATTAGAAATCAAATAAGGAGAGCAGTAGCACCAGCACAAGCTGAATATGTAAATCCTTATGCTAATTGTTATTAATATATAAAGATTATTTACTATACTTTATCATAGAAATAATGAAAGCGAGTGTATCTAAAGCAACAAGAGCATTCAAAGATATCATAGACATGTTAAATGAAATGATAGATAACTTAAAAACTGAAAATAAAGAATTAAAAAAAGAGAATATTAGAATGAAAGAAATGATAAATAAGTTTAATGAAATATTAAGTTAGTTTAAACATTTTTTTATATTTCTTTATATTAGTATTACGATTTGTAGATGCCCCCCATAGTATATAATAACTTAAATGACCAGCCGACATATAATCACCCTTGGATAAATCTTTTTTGTGTCTCGCCAAGTATTTACTTCGCTGTTCTTTGTCTTTTGATAGGGTATAATCTTGATAACGGTTATCGCCGAATTGTGTTGTTTTTATCTTCTTACCTTTCTCGTCATAAAAAATTGCCTTAAGTTTCTTATTCTTTGCAGTCCCCTTTTCTATCACCATCTTAACCATAGTTATTTATTATGATTAATATTAAAAATTAAATTACAAAATTACTTTAAACTGTGAAAACCATTCTCATCAACCTTCACCTCATATTCTTCTTCACTAACACATGATCCTTCACTATCACTTAAACTATCTTTTCTAGTTCTTAAAGGTGGTTTATATTCTTCATCAATCTTAACGTGTTCCGCAAACTCATCTATTAAATCGTGTCGTCCGTGCATAGCAAGAATATTTACAATTTCTTCAAAACTAATTTTATCCATTTATACTTTAACATAGATTTTTATTTTGAAGATTTTACATACTTTAGTAAAATCTCCTCAACACTTAATTTCTCCGCAACATCTTTTTCAACGGCAGCAATAAGGGTATCACATGTCCAATCATCAAGTAGCAACCATCCACAATAAAGATCTTCTCTGTACCAGTCATCATCACCATCAATCTCCCACGGCTGGGAGCATAGTTTATCTTTATCCTCAAAACTCCAATCGCTTAAATAGACATTCATTTTATATTATAATATATATATATTTTTAATTTAAATTATTTTTTTTGTTTTTTTGCTTGATCCATTATATCTTGAATAATGCCCGTTGGTGTTGTTCGTAGTTTTTGTATTTTATAAACTACTGCTGATGTTCTATCAACATTTGCATATCGTCCATCACTATCATGAATAGATGTTGTAATATCAGCAATAACAGTAGGTTTGGTTACTGTAAACTCTAGATCACTTGGATTGCCTAAAAAGTAATCACTCGCACCACTATATTTATCAACAATAGATATAATAGGTAGATTAGCACCCGTGGGATTACCACCGATAGCAGTAGCACCTTCTAATATATCACTTCTTATTGTATAGTATGGTCTTAAAACACTCTTCTGTAAACCAGTCGCAGTAATGGTTGTGCTTTGTGTTTTTATAGCAACCTCATCGAATATTTCTTCGGGTTGTGCTTTAGGAGCTGTAAAATCTGAACCAGTATCATCCCCGTTATATCTCCAACTATAAATATTCGCAGCCGTTTTAAAAACATTATAATCTATGATACAACTTGGATAAGGTAAAGATGTATAATATTGACTTACACCAAATTGATTAGAAATATATGCTTTAGTATCAGTTGTTACTATTTCGGCATTTGTAGTAGGTCTATATAATGCTCCACTATTTTCATTATCAACTCTTCTTGTTAACATATTTTTAGGGGTGGGTAAAGCATTTACGGCATTATAATCAAAACCTAAAATATCCCATAGATTATCTATCCAATTGTCTTCATCAAATCCCCAGTTATCAATATACACACCACCATGACTATCAAAGGCAGTATAAGGTCTAATATTATTATTAAACTTATTATATATCTGTACATTTATACCCGTATTTGCTATCCCAGCGTATGCCGAAAAGGGAGTGGAGGGATAGCACATAGTTCTATTAACACTATTATATGTTGTATAAGGTTTAAAAGTTGGAGAATATCCAAACTGTGGTGGTCTTGGATTTATCTTATAAACTGTATCACCCGCATCTAAATTAGCCTTAGGAGGGTCGAGTTTTAATGTATCACCACCCACCTCGGGTATCATAGTAGCACTTGTTAAGCTGTCGGCATCGCTCCCCGCCTTTAATCTATTACCTATATTATTTGATGTATGAAATCTTTGTATTTCAAAACGATTATTAATATCATTATAAAATATTTCGGGATTGTTAGCACCGATATAAGTTTGCGTCATGTAAGGCATAAGATCAGTTGTTACGGTCGGTTGATTAATATTTTTAATATGATTAATTGTATCACTATGAGTTAATGCCTCCCCATCAACTGTATCAGCATCCGTTTTACTATTCTTTGATAATGTACCTATATCAACATTACTATAACCCGAATAAGGTGTAATAATTGCAGTAGAATATGCCGTTGCGTGAAAATCATATCCAAATCTTCTACCTTGTTTAATTTTTCGTGATGCACCAACAATAGCTTCATTAAATAATTGGTGTGGTGTCCCCGCAACATTATTATTGTTGATTGCAATTAAATAAAAATCTTCTATCTCATTACCATCTACATCATAGTTTGTATATTTAACGGGTTCAGCAAAACCATAACTTAAACCATCTCCAGCAATTGAACGCCATACTCTCGGTGGGATAAATGTATCTCTAAAATTGTCATCATAATATTGAAACCACACATTACTTATACTTGGTGCTGAGCGACCATCAAGTTCACTATAATCATCATCACCAAAAGTTCTATTAACATGCTGGGAGGGTGGTTTAGTAGTATAGGGATTAAAATGAAAAAATCTACTATTATCTATGGTGGGTGCGGCATTTGTCCCAAGTTTAGCTGGTGCGTAATAATCAGTATCTTGGAGATTATCCCATAATTCGGGATATAATGCTTGAGTATCAAAAAACTCTCTAATGAGTTTACAATTTGCTTCTGTGTATTCGATATTAGTTGTAAACTTATGACTTGTATTTACCACGGTAGTATCTACATATTCACCTACAAGTTGGAAACCCTCCCAAGGGTTTAATCTATCCATAACAACATTACCAGCCGCATCTCTTAAAATGGCGGTTTCTAAAGCACCCATCTCTCTACCCT